CTCAACGCTTTAATGCGTGAAATTGCGGAATATTCCCGAATGGCGGAAGAAATTGGGGAAACGCTGGACAGCCTGAAAGACAGCTTGAAAAAGTACATGGACGAAAACGGGCTTGACACTATCGCCGGGAGTGAACACAAGGCAAGCTATAAAGCCGTTACCAGTTCCCGCATTGATACCACCGCATTAAAGCGGGATATGCCCGAAATTGCCGCACGATATACCAAAACGACAGAGACTCGGCGTTTCCTGTTCGTGTAAGGAGGTGTAGAAAATGGGTTTTCTGTTCCTGCTGGTTTTTCCGTTCGTGCTGTTGGCTGAGATTTTGAAACGAAATTGAAAGTACATACCCCCGCCCCTTGTGGGCGGGGCTTTTTTATGCCCTTTTCCCGTGGCCTGTCCTGCCCCGTGTGCGGCGTTTTGTGCCGGGGGCATACCCCAATACCCCCGCACCCTTGCGGGGCTTGTGGAGCTTTATAGGGGCATTGTGGAGGGTGCTATTATTGGGGCTTGTTCTTGTGTCCCCTGTCCCGTGCTCCCGCTCCTGCTGTTGTGCGTCCCTGTTGGGCATTGCTGAGGGCTTGCCCCTGTCCTTGTGGCTGTCCTTCATTGGTGGAGGGCTTGCCCCTTGCCCCGGTTCCATTGGGGTATATTCTATTGACAGCGGCGGGGGCTCGTGTCAATAGGGTTTCCCCGTGGGCTTGTGGTACTGGTTCCACAATTTCCCCGCCCTATTGACACCGGGAGCGGGACAGCGGCGGGGCGGGAGCCTGTCCCGGTGGGCGCACCACCCGCACCCCCTGAGGGGGGACGGCGCACCGGGGCAGGAGCCGCAGGGAGTGGCTTGAGTACGCCAAAAATCGAAAAAGAAACAAAAAGGATATAAAATTATCTTTTCTGTGTTGACAACAACCTTTTCAAATGCTATACTAATCTCACAAAGATAACGGAGGTGCATTATGGTACGCAACAACATTGAACTCGATGTGAAGGTCAAGTGCCTTGAATCTCACATGAGCCAGCTCAACCTTGCGGAGAAGATTGGCACGACAGGCCAGTATGTCAACCGCATTATCAAGAAGAAAGACGGTCTGGTGAATAAGACCTTCGTAGAAATCATGGAAGCTCTTGGCTACGACATCAAGCTTACCTATGTGAAGCGGGAGGGGTAAACAATGACTAAGGCAGAAATCAAGAAAGCGGCTACCAACAAACTGATTGTCGATTATGTGCAAACCTATTCGACAATGTGTCTCAACATCAACATCGGCGGCGGGACAAAGCGGTACTCCGCTCACTGTGCTGACTTAGAGAAGGAGCTTGTCGCTCGTGGCGTGTTGACCGAGGAAGATGTGAAGCTCCTGAACATGTGACACGGAGGTGAGTACATGAGGGTCGGTTATGTACGAGTAAGCACCGCAGAACAAAATCCGGCGAGACAGATGGAACTCATGAAGTCCCTTGGCGTGGAGAAGGTCTACCACGAGAAGCGCAGTGGCAAGAATACCGACAGACCGCAGTTCAACGAAATGCTCTCGTTCCTGCGTGACGGTGACACCCTGTATGTGGAGTCGTTCTCTCGCCTGTCCAGAAGCACACGAGACCTCCTCGCCACGGTCGCAACGCTGACCGAGCGTGGTGTGAATCTCGTCTCCGAGAAGGAGAAGTTTGACACCAGCACCCCGCAAGGGAAGTTCGTGCTGACCGTGTTTGCGGCTCTCGCCGAGTTCGAGCGGGAAAGCATTTTGGAGAGACAGCGTGAAGGGATTGAGATTGCGAAGTCCGAAGGAAAGTACAAGGGGCGCAAGCCGATTCCCGCCAACGAGCGGTTCTTCACCGTGGCAAATGCGTGGGCGGCTGGCAAAATCCCGCTCAAGGACGCAATCAAGGAGTCGGGGATGTCCCACTCCACCTTCTTCCGCAAGTGCAAGCAGTACGAAATCAGCAGGAGAAGTAGTTAAAGTAGCGGAAAATCGGGTTTTGCGTGTAACTTCCTCTTAGTATGCGCATATTAGGCGAAAGTTTACGGAAAAATCGAAAATCAACTACTTTGACTACTTGATTGGAGGGTAAGACCATGGGGCAATACGATAATTTCCACAACACCAAAAACATCGAAAAGGCGCAGAGGAAGCTCGACAAGCTCCTGAAAAAGCGGAAACCAGACCAGTATCAGATTGATTTGGCGAAAGAAGCTCTCTCCCAAGCGAAGCTGTTTGAGAGCTGTCAGATTTTCAAGAGTTTCAGCGGGTATGCCCCGAACGAGAACATCATGTTCAGTGACGATAACCGAGTGATGTGGTTCGTCAAGTACCTTATCCCCTACGATGAAATCAGTTCCTACTCCATCATGGAGAATGTGGTGCAGAAAGCTCAGACGCAGACCACGAGCAAGGGTGTTATCACACGGGCTATCATCGGCGGGGCTATCGCAGGTGGCGTTGGGGCTGTTGTTGGAGCGGCTTCGGCGGGGTCGAAATCTCAGACCACCTACTACAACGAGGGCGAAGGGTTCTTCATGCAAATCTTCACGAAGAACGGTGAGCGGTATAGCTGTCACATCGAGAACAGCGGGTTCATCGGGAACAAGGTTCACCCGAAGTGGCTTGAGCTTGGGACAAAGCTCCAATCCATCATTGACGGGAAGGTATAATCGAGATTATTGAATGGCGCATGATTGCGAGAGCGAAAAGCTCAAACAGTCATGCGCCATTTTTCTTTACGGAGGTATCTATGCGAAATCTACTTGAGACGATTTACAAAAAGGCAAAGGCGGCTCATGCCTATCAGCCCATGGAAGACCTGTACTTCATGTGCCGGGAAGCCATGAAGACCGATGTGGGTCTCGGTGTGGAGTACTTGAAGCTCCTCTCCGCTGAGTGCGAACGAGCCATGCACGACAGGTCTATCTCCGGGGAGCAGGTCGTGTTGATTTACGACCTGCACAAGCGAGTGTGCTTCACTGCCGCCCCCTACGATTTTGACTGCTACCTACTCTATGTGGAGTGGAACCGGGAGCCTGACAAGAAGTTCTACCCTCCCCGGCGTAAGGTCTTGAAGCAGGTGGTGGACGCTCTGCAAGAGCTGGCAGACGATAAGCTGGACTTGCTGGCGGTCTCCCTTCCTCCCGGTAGCGGTAAGACCACCTTGGCAATCTTCTACCTCACATGGCTCGGCGGCAAGATTCCCAACAAACCCATGCTGACCGGCTCCCACTCCAACTCGTTTGTGCGGGGCGTGTATGATGAATGTCTGCGCATTATGGACAAGAACGGCGATTATCTCTGGCAGGATGTCTTCCCCGATGTGAAGGTGTCCAACACCAACGCCAAGGATTGCCGTATCGACCTCGACAAACGACAGCGTTTTGAGACCTTGGAGTTCACCTCCATCGGAACCGGCAACGCTGGTCTGTATCGTGCCGCAACCCTGCTCTACTGTGATGACTTGGTGTCTGGTATCGAGGTGGCGTTGTCGAAGGAGCGGCTGGACAAACTGTGGGAGACCTACACCACGGACTTGAGACAGCGTAAAATCGGACACAACTGCAAAGAGCTTCACATTGCGACCCGGTGGTCTGTTCACGATGTCATAGGGCGGCTCGAACGGGAGTATATCGACAGCGATAGGGCGAAGTTCATCGTCATTCCCGCTCTGGACGAGAATGACGAGTCCAATTTCGATTACGCCTACGGTGTCGGGTTCAGCACCAGTTTCTACCGTGAGCAGAGAAACATCATGGACGATGTGAGCTGGCGAGCATTGTATATGAACGAGCCGATTGAGCGAGAGGGTCTTGTCTACTCCGAGGACGAGCTTCGCCGGTACTTCGAGCTTCCGAAGGAAGAACCTGACGCAATCATCGGTATCTGCGACACCAAGGACAAGGGCGCAGACTACGCTTTCCTCCCGGTGGCCTATGTGTATGGGCAGGACTACTACATTGACGATTGCGTCTGTGATAACGGTCTGCCCAACATCGTGGACGCACGGCTGACGGAAATCCTCGTCCGGGACAAGGTGAAGTCCTGCCGCTTCGAGTCCAATTCCGCAGGTCGGCGGGTTGCCGAGAAGATTCAAGAGGAAGTGAAGAAAAAGGGCGGTATCACCCACATCACCACCAAATTCACCACTGCCAACAAGGAAACGAAAATCATCGTGAACAGCGCATGGGTCAAAGAGCATTGCCTGTTCAAAGACGCTTCCCTGTACCAGCGCAAATCTGATTACGGCAAGATGATGGACATGCTCTGCTCTTACACGATGGCGGGTAAGAACAAGCACGATGATGTTCCTGATGGCATGGCAATGCTGGCTGAGTATGCTCAGAGCTTGGGTGGTCAGAATGTTGAGGTCTTCAAGCGTCCGTGGTAATTCACAATTTCCACATGATTTTCAACATTCAATTCCTAAAACAAGAATTAGAACTTGACTTTTACGAACCGAAATGCTATAATATACACGAATAATTATGGCATAGATGTGGCGCATGATTGCGAGAGCGAAAAGCTCAAACAGTCATGCGCCATTTTCAATTTCTGAGGAGAGGAGGGACAGTCTTGGGAAATGAAATCGACACTTCCAAGCCCATGAGCGAGACTCGGCAAATGAGTGGCAGACGGGTTATCAAATCCAGCGTGAAGGAAATCACGGACGGAAATGTGGTCGAGGTCTTGCAGAAAGCTCTCAGTGACCACGCTTTCAACCGAAGCGAGATTGATTACCTGTGGAACTACTACAAGGGCAAACAGCCGATTTTGAATCGGAAAAAGGATGTCCGTCCTGAAATCTGCAACAAGATTGTGGAGAACCGGGCAAACGAGATTGTCTCCTTCAAGGTCGGCTACCTGTGCGGTGAGCCGATTCAGTACATCGGTAGAAGCACCGAGGAGAGCGTCACCAAGGGCATTACCGCCCTGAACGAGCTGATGTTCGCTGAGGATAAGGCCACGCAAGACCAAGAGATTGTGGAGTGGCAGATGATTTGCGGAACCGCTTATCGTCTGGTTCTGCCCGATGAACCAAACGAGGAAGACGAGTCCCCGTTTGAAATGTACACCCTTGACCCCCGTGACACCTTCGTTGTGTACTCCAATGAAATCGGGAATAAGCCCCTGATGGCAGTGAAGTACAGCAAGGACGAGAACGAGGTCACGCACTACTCGGTCTACACCGAGAACTACTACTGGTTGATTGACGGAGACATCATCAACAAGGCCGAGTCCAAGTCCCATGCGCTGGACATGATTCCCATTTTCGAGTACCCGGCGAACAATGCTCGGCTCGGCTCTTTCGAGATTGTTCTTCCCCTGCTGGACGCAATCAACAATGCGGAGTCCAACCGTATGGACGGCGTGGAGCAGTTCATTCAGGCGTTCTGGAAGTTCATCGGCTGTCGCATTGAGAAGGAGAAGTTCAAAGAGTTTCTTGAGGAGGGCGCAATCCTTGTGCCGCCCAACGACAGCGGCGGGAACATTGATGTTGACCTCGTGGTGAAGGAGCTGAATCAGGTTCAGACTCAGACGCTCAAGGACGATTTGTACAACGCTGTTCTCACTATCTGTGGTATGCCGAACCGCAACGGCGGTACTTCTACCTCTGACACGGGGGCGGCGGTACTCCTGCGAGACGGCTGGTCTCTTGCGGAAGCGAGAGCCAAGGACAGTGAACACATGTTCAAAAAGGCAGAGAAGAAAATGCTCAAGCTGGTTCTTCGTATCTGCCGTGACCTGTCCGAGAACATCAACCTGCGGTTGAAAGACATCGAGTTGCAGTTCACCAGACGCAACTACGAGAACATCCAGAGCAAATCGCAAGTTCTGGTGTCCATGCTCCAACAGTCGAAGATTCACCCCCTTCTGGCGTTCCAGCATAGCGGCTTGTTCGTTGACCCGGAGAGAGCATACACCCTGAGTATGAAGTATTACGAGGAACAGCAAGAGAAGCTGGCGCAACAGCAGAAGACGGCTCAGAACAACACCGATGGTTCGGGAAATCCGAACGGTTCTGACGAAGACGAATAATTAAAGCGGTTTTCCGCTTGGTTATGGTGAGGGAACACCTTAAAACGCAACAGGGAGACAACCCTTCAAACAGAAATCCGTGTAGAGTGAACTACCTATGAAACGCAAGGAGGAAAACACAATGAACCTTAAAGAAGTGCTTGGGGACGCTTACAAGGAGGGTATGACCTTTGAGGAGGTCGAAGCCGCTCTGGAAAAGGTGAATGTCCCGGAAGACAATTCCGCTGAGATTGAGCGTCTGAAAAACGCTCTGTCCAAGAGCAATAGCGAAGCCGCTGGCTATAAGAAACAGCTCAGAGAGAAAATGACCGAGGACGAGCAGAAGAAGCAGAAGGAACAGGAGGAGCGTGAGGAGCTTCAAAACAAGTACGACAAGCTCCTGCGTGAGTCTATTATCGCCAAGAACAAGGCGAAGCTGGTCGCTCTCGGCTACGATGAATCCCTCGCCGATGAAACGGCAGAAGCTATGGCAGATGGCGATTCCGAGAAGGTTTTTGCCAATCAGCAGAAGCACTTGGCTTCCTTTGAGAAGAAGGTTCGTGCGGAAGCTCTCAAAGATACACCGAAACCCACCCATGACGGGGATTCCAAGACCATGACGCTCGAAAAGTTCCGAAAGCTCGACCCGGCAGAGCGTCATAAGTTCTATACGGAACACCCTGACGAGTACAAAGAACTTTATGGAGGTAAAGAATAATGGCTTTTACTCATACTATCTACGACAATTTCTACCTCTCCAACGAGGTTGAAGACCAGTACAATTCTCACCTTGACTTACAGCAGTTCTGTACTGTTGATAATAGTCTGGTGGGACAGGCTGGTATGAAGCGCAAGGTCAATGTCTACAAGGCTACTGACGGTACTGAGAAGCTGGCTATGGGTGCTGGCAACAGCAAGACCATTCAGGTTTCCTACACCGATAAGGAGTATGAAATCCTGCTGGCTCAGAACCGCTTCGAGTACTATGACGAGCAGGCTATGACCGACCCCATGCTGGTTCCTGTCGGCGTTCGCCACATGGGTACTGACATGTTCAACACCGTCAACAAGGACATCTTCGCTGAGTTCAACAAGGCTACTCTGGCGGTTGCCGCCACTGATTACGGCTTCGGCACTTTCGCTGACGCTGTTGCCAAGCTGAACCTTGAGCAGATTGAGGGCGTAAACATCTTCGGCTTCGTCAATGCGGCTGACATGGCTTCTATCCGCAAGGCGTTGAAGGAAGACCTCAAGTATGTGGAATCCTTTGCCCGTACCGGCTATGTCGGCACTGTGGCTGGTGTGAACCTGTACACCAAGAAGGACGCTGTGACAGGCACTATCATCATCGGCACTCGTGAAGCCGTCACCCTGTTCAACAAGAAGGGTGTCGAGGTTGAGCAGGTTACTGCCAACAACCGTTCCGAGACTGCGGCGAACATCCGTCTGAACACCATCTTCTCTCGGAAGTACTATCTTGCCGCTCTGACTGACGAGACCAAGGCTGTGAAGATTACCGTCTCTCCCGGCGTGTAATCGAAGTGGAAATGGAGGACAGAAATGTATCGAGTAATCAGCCCATTCCGGGATTTGAAAAATGATGAACACCACTACGCTGTCGGTGATGTGTACCCCGTGGAGGGGTACAAGCCGACCAAGGCTCGTATCAAGGAGCTGGCTGAGGGGAAGAACCCGCTGAACCGTGTGTTCATTGTGGAGGAACCCTCTGAAGAAACCGCCGTAAGCGAACCTGAGCCGGAACCCTCTGAGGAAACCTCGGACAAAAATGATTGAGAAGGAGGTGCGACAACATGACTCAGGAGGAAAAGCTGACCGCTCTCAAGGTCATGGTAGGAAGTTCTGACTCTGACGAAGTGTTGTCCACCTACCTCACTTTTGCGGGGAGCAAGATTATTGCGAAAGCCTATCCCTACCAGAACGACATAAGCGAAGTCCCGGCGCAGTACGCACACCTCCAAGTGGAGATTGCGGCGTACATGCTGAACAAACGAGGAGCTGAGGGGCAGACCTCTCACACCGAGAATGGTGTGTCGAGAACCTACGAAAACGGTGATGTCCCCGCTTCTATGCTGAAAGCGGTCATTCCGCACTGCGGGGTGGTTTGATGAAGTGTATGAGCAGGAACAAAACCAAGTTCTTCTATGCGCTGTATAAGGGTAAGACCCCCATTACAGACGAGTACGGCAATGTGACCGGCGAGTATGATGTCCAGCACGGCAAGCCCACCGAGTTCTACGCCAACATTTCGGCGGCGAAGGGCGAAACGCAGACCCGTCAGTTCGGGGAGAACGAGTCCTACGACAAAGTGATTGTCATGGACAGTGACGCTCCCCCGATTGATGAATATGCGGTGCTTTGGGTTGACCTCACGCCACAACTGGACGAGAACGGCTCTCTTGCGGTGAACGAGAAGGGTGAAATCATCACCCCTCATGACTACATCGTGAAGAAGGTCGCTAAGAGCCTGAATGTGGTGTCGCTGGCGATAAGCAAGGTGAGTGTCAGTGGGTAAGAAGGTTATTCGTATCAGCCTGTCCGAGAAGGACATTGACCGAGCTATCAAAGAGCTTGAGCAGTACAAGCGGGAAATCATTCGCAAGACGGAACTTCTTCGGAAGAAGATTGCCGAGCGGATTGGAACTCTCGCTCAAAGCGGCTTCAACGGTGCAGTCGTTGACGATTTGACCGATGAAAGCGGCGGGGCGAGACGAGCCGAAGTGCAGGTTTCTATTGACGAGCGAGAGAATGTCTCGGTCGTTATCGCCGCTGGCGAGGACGCTGTGTGGGTGGAATTTGGTGCTGGCGTTTACCACAACGGTTCTGCTGGCAGTTCTCCTCACCCGAAGGGGGCTGAGCTTGGTTTCACCATTGGCGGCTACGGCAAGGGCATGGGCAAGCGAAAAACATGGGGGTTCTATGAGGACGGTGAACTTAGACTGACTCACGGCGCACCCGCTGTCATGCCCATGTACAACGCCATGAAGACCGTCTGTGATGAAATTGCGAGTATTGCGAAGGAGGTGTTTCAGTGATTGACCTTGAAACCGAGATTTTCAACGAGGTGTCTGGAAAAGTACGGGAAAAGTACCCCGACATCTTCATGACCGGCGAGTATGTCAAGACACCGCCCTCCTTCCCGTGCGTATCGCTCGTTGAGGTAGACAACGCCACATTCCGAAACTCGCAGACCACCGAGGGCAAGGAAAACCATGTGGCGGTCATGTACGAGCTGAATGTCTACTCCAACCGCACGAAGGGAAAAAAAGCTGAGTGCAAGGAAATTGTGGGATTCATTGATGAAATCCTGATGGAGCTGAACTTCACACGCACCATGCTTGAACCTGTCCCCAATCAGGACAATGCGACAATCTATCGTATGCTCGGTCGATACCGAGCTGTCATATCCAAAGAAAAAACGATTTACAGGAGGTAACATATCATGGCAATTTCTACCTACAAGATTTTTCTCATGCAGAAGAATGAGGAAACATGGGAGAAACTGATCGACATTAAAGAGTTTCCCGACCTCGGCGGCGCACCCGAAATGCTGGAAACCACCACCCTGTCTGACAATATGCAGACTTACATTCCGGGTATCCAGTCTCTTGACGCTCTTGAGTTCACTGCGAACTACACCAAAAAGGACTTTACCAAGCTGAAAGCCCTCGAAGGTCAGGAGAAGGACTATGCCGTGTGGTTTGGCGGCACCGGCGAGGGTGGCACCCTGACTCCTACCGGCACTGACGGTAAGTTTGAGTTCAAGGGTCAGCTTTCCGTGTTCCCGGTTGGCGGCGGTGTCAACGAGGTCGTTGACATGACTATCACTATCGCACCGTCTACACCTATCACTGTTGGCGCAGACGCATAAGAATTTTAGGAGGACAGAAACATGGCAAAGCAGTTGACTTTCACCTATGACGGCAAGGATTACACGCTGGAATTTACCCGCAGAACGGTTGCGGAAATGGAGAAGAAGGGCTTTATCGCTTCCGACATCACGGACAAGCCCATGACTACTCTCCCCGCACTGTTCGCCGGTGCGTTCCTTGCCCATCACCGTTTCGTCAAGGAAGACATCATCAACGACATCTATTCCAAACTTACCAAGAAGGAAGACCTTATCGGCAAGCTGGCTGAAATGTACAACGAGCCGATTCTGGCTCTCGTTGAGGAGCCTGAGAAAGCCGAGGGAAACTTGGACTGGACAGCGACTTGGTAAGTGGTTCGCTGTCCTCCACTGAGGGGAGTGGTGGTAGTTCTGCCACTGCTCCCCTCTCTACTTACACCGAAAAGTTCAACGAGTTGTTCCCCCACTATCTTGCCATTGGCATGAGCGAGGAACAGTATTGGGACAAAGACAGTATGCTCGTGGTGGCATACCGTAAAGCGGAAGAACTCAGAGTGAATCGCAGAAATCAGGAAATGTGGTTACAGGGTGCGTACTTCTATGACGCTCTGTGCCGAGTTACCCCCGTTCTCCACGCTTTTGCCAAAAAAGGAGCAAAGCCTGTTCCGTATCTCTCGGAAGCCTACGCACTCACTGAGAAGCAGGTGGAACTCAGAGAGGAGGAACATGCCAAGGGCGTGTACGACAAGGGTAAGCGCATGATGGAAGGATTCATGGCAAGCCACAATAAAAAGTTTGAAGGGAAGTGAGCATTATGTCTACGACAATCGAGCAGTTGGAGCTTGAAGTACAATCTAATTCTACATCTGCCGTTGGCGGCATAGACGCACTTTCCGAGTCTCTTAGACGGCTGAAAGCCGCAACCGCTCCCGTAAGCAAGGGCGGCGTTGGCCTTGGCGCACTGTCGAACTCTCTCAAGAAGTTCAGTCAGAGCGTTTCTGGCCTGACAGGGCTGACCCTTGCACGGGAGCAAGTACAAGGACTGGTGGACGCACTCAAACCCTTGGAGAGCGTCCAAAAGTCTGGCTTTGGTTCTCTCGCAAACGGGCTGGACAAGCTCGTGAAACTCGCTCCTCAGATTGACACCGTAACGGAGTCTTTGAGAAAGACCGACCTTGACTCTTTTGCCGAACAGTGCAATCGAGTTGCTACTGCCATTACCCCTCTGGCTACGCAGATGGAAAAGGTGGCGGCTGGCTTCTCTGCGTTCCCGGCAAGAATCCAGAGATTGCTCAAGAGCAATACAAGCCTTGCGGCAAGCAATACGGTACTCGGCAAATCCTATGTGAACCTCGCCGCAAAAATCAGCTTGGCGTACATGGGCATGAGAAGGATTGCCGGTGTTATCGCAAGCTGGATTACTGACTCCAACAGCTACATTGAGAACATGAACCTGTTCAATGTGTCTATGGGTCAGTTTGCGAAGGAAGCGCAGAATTATGCGGAGCAGGTCGGCGAAATCATGGGTATCAACCCCGGCGAGTGGATGCGAAATCAGGGTGTCTTCATGACGATTACCGATGGTTTTGGCGTTGCGAGTGACCGGGCGTACATCATGAGCAAGAACCTGACCCAGCTCACCTACGATTTGGCTTCGTTCTACAATATCAGCACCTCTGACGCTTTCCAGAAGTTGGAGTCTGGTATCTCTGGTGAGCTTGAGCCGCTTCGTAGACTCGGCTATGACCTGTCTGTGGCTCGTCTGCAACAGGAAGCCTACAACCTCGGCATTGACAGAAGCGTTACGAGCATGACTCAGGCTGAAAAGGCCGAGTTGCGTTACTATGCTATCATGACGCAGGTTACAAACGCTCAGGGCGATATGGCTCGTACTCTGGAAGCCCCTGCGAACCAGCTTCGTATTCTGCAAGCGCAGGTGGAACAGGCCACTCGTGCCTTGGGCAACCTTTTCCTCCCGATTCTGAAAGCCATTTTGCCTTATGCAATCGCACTGGCAAAAGCAATTCGGATTGTCGCTGAGATTATTGCCAGCTTCTTCGGGGTTTCGATTCCAGAGTTCGATGTGGGAGCGGACGCAATCGGCGGTGTGGCAAGCGGCGCAGGTGAAGCGGCTGACGGTTTGGGAGACGCTTCCAAGAAAGCGAAGGAGCTGAAAAACGCACTGCTCGGTATTGACGAGCTGAATGTTATCTCCCCTCCTGAGGACAGCGCAGGTGGAGGTACAGGTCTCGGCGGTATTGGCGGTGGCGGTCTCGGCTTTGAGCTTCCCACCTATGACTTCATTGGAGACGCAGTGAACGAGCAGGTGGACAAAATCATGGCGAAGATTAAGCCCTTCCTCGATTGGGTAAGGGAGAACATTGATGAAATCCTCGCCGGTGTCGTTGCCATTGGTGCGGCTTTCCTCGCTTGGAAGATTGCCAAGGGTGTACAAGATTTCCTGCGGTGGCTGTCCACCATGAAGGGCTTCAACATCGTAGGCAGTATCGGTTTCAAAATTGCGGGGCTTGGCCTGTTCTTGGACGCATGGAACACCATGAAAGAAGCTATCCAAGACATCATGGCGAATGGCGCAAACTTCACCAATGTCACCAAGCTAATCAGCGGCTTTGCAGAAGCTCTCGGTGCGGCGTTCCTCCTGTTCGGCAACATCAAGATGGCAGGGGCAATGCTGGTTATCTCCGGGCTGACTGGTATCGTCTCTGCTATCAGCGACATGGTGAGCAACGGTGTGAATTGGGACAATGCACTGTTCCTTGTGAAGAATCTCGGCCTGTTCCTGAGCGGCTTGGGTCTGCTGACCGGCAACACCCAGCTCGGCGGCGTTGGCCTGATTATCGCTGGCGCAACCCTGATTGTGGACAACCTCAAGGGGTTCATCGAAGCAATCCGAACCGGCGATTGGTCTGGCGTGGACGCTGTGGAAGTAGCCGCAGGTGCGCTGATGATGGCTGGCGGGTTCATTCTCGCCCTCAAGAAGCTGGACGCTCTGAAAGACAGCGCAAACGCTGGACAGGCGGCACGGCAAGCTCTTGAGACGGTCACTACGACCACCTCCAATCTGGACACCACCATCAACACGGGGCTTTCCCCGAAGCTCAAGTCTCTGGCAAAGAACCTCGGTATGAGTCTGGTCGTAATCGCCGAAGTTGCGGCGGCGGCACTGCTCGTTGTGGGCGCAATCGCTCTGATGGGCAAGGGGCTGGAACAGGTTGGTATCGCTTGGGAGCCGGTCATTGCCAACGGTGGAACTGTGGCAACGGCAATCGGTGTCGGTACGGCGGTCTTGGCGGCTGTCGGTCTGGCGGCGTATGCCCTCGGCACTGGCGGTACGACCGTTGCGCTGAACATCGGCATTGGCACGGCTATCCTGCTGGAACTCGGCGTTGCCGCTGGCCTGTTCATCGTTGAGATTTGGGCAATCGGCAAGGGCTTGGACGAAATCGGACAGGCTTGGGAACCCGTGCTGAACAACGGTGAGCGAATTGCCACCGCAATCGGTGTCGGCACTGGTCTGCTGGTCGCAATCGGCGTTGTCACGGCGGCTCTCGGTGCGGCTACAGTCGCTTCTGCGGGTCTGTTGCCGCTGGCAATCGGGCTTGGTACGGCTCTGCTCGTGGAGCTGGCGGCGGCGTTCATTCTCTTTGTGGAGAGTCTGGTCGCAGTGGCAAACGAGCTGAACTACAGGCTCGACCCGCCGCTGATGGCTTTGAACGAAAAGCTCCCCGGTCTGTCCAGCAACATGAGCGATTTCGTGGACTTCATGACGGAGTTCGCAGGTCAGGTCGTTCGGTACACGGAAGTGTCTGCCATTGCGGGTCTGAGCGCAACGATTGACACGATTATTGGTTGGTTCACGCAAGACCCGATTGACAAGCTGGCAAACGATGTGGAGGACATTTCCGAGCAAACCTCCAACCTCAACACCAAGCTGGAAGTTGCCGTCCCTGAGTTGCAGACCGCCGCTACCCTGTTGCAGAACTACAAGAACCTGCTGACGCAGATTGAAAACCTCTGCAACAACAATGTGGAGCTGTCCACCGGCATGTTTGTCAACATGAAGGAGGTCGGGCAGAATCTCGTCACTGGATTCGTTGACGGTATTCAGTCTAAGTCGGGTGACTACAGCAATGCGGCGAGAACCTTGGTGGAGGGCTTCAAGACCCAGCTCAGTGCCAGCTCTGAGACCTGCAAATCCACGGTGATTGCGTGGGCTTCCAATGTGAAGAACTGGTTTACCCAAGCCGGTTACGGCGGTATCAACCGCAACACCTTCCAGAACTATGCCAAGGACATCGTGAGTGGCTTTGGCTCTGGTATCACTGGCTCCTACAACAACTGCAAGTCCAGCATGACTGCATGGGCAAGCAACACCAAGAGCTGGTTTACGGAAATCGTCTCCCGCAATGCGTTCTACAACATCGGCAAGGATGTTGTGAGCGGTTTCAATGCGGGTATCAATGACTTCTATGACACCACTGCACCGTATATGCGCAAGTGGGCAAATGCGGCGAAAAACGCATACAAGGCGGCGTTGGACTCCAATTCCCCGTCCAAGGTGTTCATGCGGATTGGCGAGGACACCGTTCTCGGCTACAACCTCGGTATTTCCAACCTCGGAAGCACCACGAAGGATGTCGTGAACACTTGGGCAGAATCCTTCACCAGCGTAAGCCCCGTCATGCGCTTCGCCGTGGACACCTCTGCTCTCAAGTACTACACCAGCGATTCCTTCTCCAAGTCGGTTTCCGCAGATGTGGTGAACAACAGGAACTTCTCTGTGACTGGCTTCAAGGAGGGCATGGAGGAGTTCTATCGAGAGTATATCGAACCCACCCTGTCTCAGATGGCAGACGATATGCGCCGACAGGCCGATAAGAACGAGCAAACCATTGTTCAAATCGGGAACCGCACTGTCACTGACGCTGTAACCACCCAGCGCAAGGCCAACGGTTATGTGTTCGTGAAGTAAGGAGGTGCGGATATGTCCTATATCGCAATCAACGGCTATGAGTTGCCCCCTCCCAAGCGAGGGGTGCGACCCATTGTGACAACGGTTGTGGACGCTGGCAGAAACGCCAATGGAGCCGTTGTCGGTCAGCGTGTGGGTCGAGACCAGTACAAGATTGACGGTCTTGAGTGGCCTTGGCTCACCGCTGAACAGTGGTCGCAGATTCTCAACGCACTCAGCAATTTCTTCGTCTATGTGACATTCGTAGACCCCGTCAGCAATTCCCGGAAGACCATCAAGATGTACCCCGGTGATAGGACGGCTGAACCCTATTGGGCAGACAGTAGCGGAAAACCGACACACTACAGGAATTGTAAGGTGAATCTGGTGGACTGCGGCGAGTAAGGAGGGATTTTATGCAGAAGGTTTCCAAGGCATATAGAGACAGCATGAAGTCCTCTCTCCGAGAGAGAGCATACATCATGCTCTCTTTCGGCCTTATTAACCAAGAAGCACAGGCAAAAGCCACGGTTGAGGATGGCGATTTTGCGTACTACGCAAACGCCAAAAATGTACTCGGCGAAAAGAGTGACGATACGGTCTATGCAACGCTTGAGGAGAACTTCACGAGAGTGGACGGCTCCATGTTCTTTCTTCCGAGGGAGAACCAGTCGGGTGCATACCTCGACACGGGCATTATCAGCGAAAAGCTCCTGACGGAAGCTATCTTCGAACTGACAATCAACCTGAACATCGTAGCGACCGATTTCAAGGGTATCACCATCAATTTCGGAGAAAACTACCCGGTTGACTTCGACATGGTGAGCAGTAGCGGACAGGTTATCGAGTTCCGGGGGAACGACCAAGCGGTGTTCTCCACTGAGGAAGTGTTGACCAACACCACGCAGGTGAAGCTCGTGTTCTACACGATGAAGAACCCCAAGAGCCGTGTTCGTATCTACTCCATCCGCTTCGGCTACGGCTTGGTCTACTACAACCAAGATGTCATGAGTTCCACCCTTGAGAGCTATGTGTCTCCCATCGGTGCGGATGTGCCGCAGATTGATTTCTCGGTACAGCTCAAGAACTACGACCACTACTTCAATGTGGACAATCCCAAGTCTGCAATCAACTTCCTCGAAACCGGGCAGGAAATGGAAATCTACTACGGCTACCAGCTCCCGGAGACCGGGGAAATCGAGTGGATTCGAGGGAACAGGCTGTTGTGTTCGGAGTGGGAGTCTGACGATTACACCGCCACAATTCGCTGTCAGGACATTTTCAGAAACATGGACTCCGAGTACTACAAGGGAATGTACAACGGCGAGGGTGTGAGCTACTACGAGCTGGCTGAGGATGTACTGAAAGACGCTGGCCTGACGGACTACTACATCGACCCTCAGCTCAAGATTCTTTTCACAAAGAACCCTATTCCGAGGGTGCAGCACAAAGAAGCACTACAGATTATCGCAAACGCTTGCCGGTGTGTTCTCACGCAAACGAGGTTCGGCACTATTCAAATCAAGTCCAATTTCGTCCCGGAAGCAAGCGCAAGCGCAAAGACCGAAGCGGTGTACTCCCATGCGGAAAACATCATGGACGATACCGTGAAGGACGAGTACGCTTCTCTGAATACGAATTACACCACGGCTGACGGGACGATGTTCTTCCTGCCCCGTGACCTCAGCGGCAAGAGCTTCAACACCGGCTTCGTTTCTGCGGAGCTTTCTGATGAAGACGGGCTGTTCACAAAGAATCCAGTGGTCACGATTGAGCAGGGAGTGGCCTGTATGTACTACGGTGCAAAGTTCGTGTTCGGCAATACGCTCCCTGCGGCGTTTACCATCCGTACTTACAACGATGGTCAGCTCGTGACCGAGTACGAGGTTGGGCAGGACGAAATCGAGCGTGTCACGATACTGCATATCGACCTTGACGATTTCGACACCATGGAAATCGAGTTCACCAAGACCGCTGACCCGTTCAACCGCATTGTGCTGAACAATTTCAGCTTCGGTGACATTACCGATTTCACCATGACCCGAACCGACATGACCTCCTCGCCGAAAGCTATCAAACAGGAGCTTATCAAAGAGGTAATCGTCCCCTGCTACAGCTACCAGAACGGTACTCAGGAGGATAGTCTTGTCGGTGAGGAAGTGGATGTCAAGGCTGGTGATGTGGAGACCTTTTTCATCGGCGAACCCTCCTACGGCTTCCGAGCCGTACTGGAAAACACCACGGGAGGTGTCACCATTGAGGATTCGGGCAACTACTACATCACCGTGCGGTTCAGCGTGACGGGCAAATACCGCTTAGAGATTTACGGTTATCGGTACAAAATCGTTGAGCGATACGCAGTCAAAGCCCTTAACAACCGTGGTAAGACCATCAAGTGGGAAAACCCGATGATGTCTGACATGGGAATGGCGAACGACCTCGCCGAGTGGCTTGGCGATTACTACGCTTCGGGTATCGAGTACGAGTACGACACGAGAGGAAACCCGGAGATTGATGTGAACGACATCGTGTATCAGGAAAACGAGTTCCATAGCAACATGAAGGTGAACATCTACCGACACACCGTCAATTTCAATCAGAGTTTTTCGGGCAAGGTAACTGCCCGAAGGGTAGGAGGTGCGAAATATGGCTTGGCAAACCCCTAAGACAGACTGGCACGGGGCTATTGATTCCGAAGGGAATTACATCGGGGACAGGTTCAATGCGAGTGACTTCAACCGTATCAAGAACAACCTCACCTATCTCCGAGACTTGGCAAGCCGTCTCTATGACGAGTTCTCCATCGTCTCTCTCGGAGAAGACCGCACTCCTGCGGACTACTTCTATGCTGACGAAATCAATCAGCTTGAGGAGAACTTGAAGACAGTGAACAACGGCTCCCTGAACCGTGATTACGGGAACCCTCCAATTTATGTTGACAACGGAAATGTAATGGATTTCCGGGAACTCAACCGATTGGAGGGAGCAATCCTCGACCTTTACGACAGACTCACCAATGAGTTTGAGGGCAGACGGATGTTCAAATGGAACTTTGGAATGAAGGGAGGAGAACTGTAATGGCTTGGGAGCTTTTACCTGTAAACTACACTGACGCTACTTGGAGCGGCCTGAAAAAGTACACTCAGGTCGATAACGATGATGGGACGGTTTCGTTCCAAGATGTGACGGTGTACAGCAACAAGGACAACTCGTTCTTTGGGGCAAAGGAAGCCAACCGCATGAACGAAGCTCTGAACACCCTCATGTCGATGGTGGAGAACGGGACTGACCTGTACACGGCTTTCCAGAACTACTTCGACACGCAGAAGGGCTTGTTCGAGGACACCGCTGACGCTACTCAGGAGGGCTTCACCTCGTATGTGGAAAATCTGGAAGCGCAGGGTGACACCATCATCGAGACCATCAAGACGGACTACCGCAACGAGATTACCGCCTTTGAGAGCCAGCAGGAACAGCTTTTCACCACTTGGTTCGAGTTCATCAAGAACCAGCTCGGTGAGGATGTGGCTGGCAATCTGCAAAACCAGATTGACGCTCTCGAAGTGAAGACGGACGGATTTGACCCCCGCAAGACCGTCTTTTCCTCTGATGGCGAGACCATCACCGAGACCTACGGCACAAAGAAAATCGAGACCACCTTCGTGTCTGCGAACAAGATTGTCCAGAAGTTGTTCGAGGGTGAGCTGTTGCAGAAAACGAAGACCATCACCTTTAGCAGTGACGGCCTGATTATCAACGAGGAGGTACAGTAATGAGTTGGGCAGAAGCAAAATGGACTGTAGACCAGATTTTGCAGAAAGTTGGGCAAGCCCCCAACAACATGCGAGAGTTCACCGCTTTCGCAAAATCCAAAAACAGTATCGGACTGAGATTTCTGGAACCCGCCGACAGCTATGACAGCGCAGGAAACCTGCTCTGCTCCGTTGGCGGCGTGATGATTCGCATGAGCGAGGAGCAGTACCCCACGAACACCAGCGAGGGTACGCTGGTTATCGACAACAAGGAGCTTGGTGAGTACGCCACCGAGGAGTATGTGGTGGACGGTCTGACCGAGGGTAAGACCTACTACTTCGCCGCTTTCCCGTACTCCACGCAGGGCGTGTTCAATCTCTCCACCAATGAGAGCAACCGGGCTTCTGCGGCTCCCGCCGATGGCGAGACGGCGAATGTCACCATCGAGATTGACGATGATAGCGCATTTACCAGCGTCACCATCACCTGCGTGGACGAGACGGACGGGCAGTATACCAAAACTGCCACCCTCACCAAGACGCAGAAGACCACTTCCTTCACGGTCGCTATCGGTCACACCTATCACATCGAGTACGGGGCGGCTGACGGGTACTCCAAGCCTGATAACACTACTTCCAAAGTGTCTGTGGCAGGTGCGGTATCGAACTACGAAGCCACCTACTACTATTTCACCGCCACCATTGATGTCACCTATCCCGCTGGCGCAACGCTGACCTGCTCCCTGAACGAAACGGTCTACACTGCCACGACCAGCACGGGTACTTATCAGTTCCAAGTCCACGAGGTCGGCACTTGGACGGTGAAAGCAGTGAGCGGAAGCGAGACCGCTTCTGAGCAGGTCGTAATCACCTCTGACGGGCAGAGTGAGGAAGTGGAGCTGTCCTTCGTGAAAATCTACGGTATCAGCAGAGACAAGAGTACTTCGTCCCCCGCTTGGGCGAGAACCGACAACGCTGTCGGCATGACTGCCACTGCTTCCGTGGGTGCAAGCGCAGGTCATAGCGATTTCGACAATGCCATGCCTTGGAAGGGCATTGTGCGTGAAACCCTCTCCACGGGTGATGTGATGGTGAAAATCCCCAAGTTCTGGTATCGCCGTTACCGCTCCGGGAATGTGGAGTATATCAAAATCGCCGACAAGCCCACTGCTGGTTTCTCCGTTCACCCGCTGTTCAATCATGCTGGCAAGGAGTGTGACCACGCCTACATCGGCGCATACAAGACCTCCTCCAACAACAAGTCCGTCAGCGGCGCAAGCCCTCAGGTGTCTCAGACGAGAGCGCAGTTCCGCTCCAATGCCAAGAGCAAGGGCGCAGGTTGGAGCCTGATTGACATTGCGGCACTCTCCGCTGTGCAAATGCTCATGCTGGTTGAGTTCGCCGACAACAATGTGCAGAGCAAAATCGGTAGAGGTTACTGTGACGGCAACAGCGGTTCTCTGAAAACCGGCTCCTGCAACAGTATTCCGAATCTCACTGGCAGACCTTCTGGCACGGACGGCAAGGTCGATGTCGTGTGGAGAGGTATCGAGGGTCTGTGGGGCAATGTGTGGGAATGGGTTGACGGTGTGAACTGGAACAACGGCTCTTACTATGTCTGCAACGACCCGTCCAAGTATGCAGACGATACCGCAAGCAATTACGCCAAACTCTCCTACACGGGTGCTACGAATTGGAGCAGTTCTTACATCACCGAGGAAGGTCTTGACTCTGGCAACAACCCTCATGTCATGCTTCCTGCGGCGGCTGGTAGCGGCAGTGAGTCCACCTATATGTGTGACGGCTGTTGGAGTAGCACTGGTTGGCGGGTGTTCCCTCGCGGCGGCGTTTGGAATAGTGGCTCGATTTGCGGTCTGTTTACGGCTGGTTTGTACTACCCTTCGTCCGATTCCCGCACGGGCATTGGCTCTCGCCTGCTTTATATTCCCTCCTGAGGGGGTGTGGGGGATTCCCTCCCCCACATAAGCAGGTGAAAACGCCTATGTAACGCTACAGCAACACACTAAGGCGAACAGTAATAGCGGGTGTTCCAACACGGCGGCAATTGGAATAATGGCTCGATTTGCGGTCTGTTTACGGCTAATTTGAACAACACTTCGTCCAATTCCAACACGAACATTGGCTCTCGCCTACTTTTGTTAAACGGTCTATCCATCAAAATACTGTCTCGCCGTACCCATTGGTAAAAAATAGTTTGGAGGGATAGGGTTAGTAGGTTCACTCTCGAAAGCCCTATAAGAAACAAAAGCACATGAAAAGGTTTGGCTTTCTCTATGAAAAGGTGGTGTCGGTCGATAACTGTCGGCTGGCTATCCTTAACGCTTCTCAGAACAAGAGGAAGCGGAAGATGGTGAAAGATGTCTGCGACAACTTGGAGGACTACGCAAAAGACCTGTCCGAACGCTTGAGTCGCATGGACTTTCTCTCGCCATACAAGACTCGTTTCATCAAGGACGGTCTGTCTGGAAAAGAACGAGAACTACAAATCCCGGCGTTCTACCCTGACCAATGCGCACACCACGCCATTATGCAAGTCCTCAAGCCTATCATTGAACGGTCTTCCTATCATTGGAGCTGTGCCAACATCCCGAAGCGTGGTATCGACCATGCTTCCAAGGGTGTGGAGAGGGCTACTGTCAGGGACAGAAAACACGCCAAGTACTGCGTGAAGATGGACATAAGCAAGTTCTACCCGTCCATTCCTCACGGCAAACTGAAAGCCCGTCTGCGGGAGAAAATCAAAGACGAAAAGTTCCTGCAAATCATCTTCAAGGTGATTGACTCCCACGAACAAGGGCTTCCCATCGGAAACTACACCTCGCCTTGGCTGGCAGAGCTGTACCTGCAACCGCTGGACAATCTTATCAAGCAGAAGCACAGAATCCGACACTATGTCCGATATGCTGACGATTTGGTACTGATTGACAGCAATAAACGAAAGCTGAGAAAAGCTCTCCATGACATCTTCGAGTTCGTGGGTGAGCTTGGCCTGTCCATCAAGCATGACTATCAGCTCTTTCGTATTCAGCAGTACTGCAAAGATAGGTCAGGCCGCAGAGGGCGAAAGATAGACTTCGTGGGACGATGTTTTGGCGTGGGCTTCACCACCATTCGCAAGCGGAGAGCATTGGCTCTCATGCGGCAAAGCAGGTTTATCCAGAAACTACAGAGAGAAAACCGACCTATCGCATACAGAATCGCTTCCGGGTTTATCTCCCGGTGCGCCTGTTTCAAGCATACCAATTCCTACGCAATGAGGAAGAAGTACTGCGAGACAGTCAACATCAAGAAGTTGAAGGAGGTTATCAGCAATGAGAGTAAGAGGAAATGTCTCTCCCAACTCGCTCACCATTGAACCGTTCGCACCCATGCCGGGGTATGTGGAAGTGCGTCTGAGGGAGAACATCAAGGACATCACCATGGTCGATGAAATGACCGAGCGTGAAGTCACCATGTTCGAGTATGACGAGTACACTTTCCATCTGGCTGGCAAAGAAGGTCTGCGAGAGGAAATCGAAGGAAACATGAGCAACTGGCTTATCACCGGCAGGACGCTTGAAATCAACGAGGGTGCAAGCATTGTGCAGGACATGAAGGAAGCTCTGGAAATTGTGGGGGTGAGCGTATGAGCATGATTGAACAGGCAAAAGCAATCCGTGACGCTATGGACTACGCAGGTGCGAGTCTGGACGAGGACACCGCCCTGATTTGCGTTGCGCTGTATCGTCCTTGGAAGGTCGGTGTGAACTACAAGGTGAACGACCGTTTCACCTACGGCGTGAACAGCGTGGGAGACCCCCAGCTCTATCGTGTGGCACAGGCTCACACCTCTCAGGACGATTGGAGACCTGACGCTGTTCCTGCCCTGTACACACCCCTCGGTCTCAACGAGGAGGGCTACCCCATCTGGACTCAGCCCATCGGCGCACATGACGCATACAACACCGGGGACATTGTCCAGTACAAGGACAAGCTCTACAGGTCGTTGATTGACGGCAATGTGTGGTCTCCCGAAGCCTACCCGCAGGGGTGGGAGGAATACACCCCTACTAAGTAATTTCAGCGAAGGAGAAGCCCGATGGACGAGTTTTTGAAGGTTTTTGGCGATATTACGATTTCCACGGTTGCGGTAGTCATTGTCGCACTGGTATTCCTCTGGAAGTTGTACACCATCGTCAAAAACCACCTGATTGAGAAGTATAAGCAGGAAGAAGAAAAAGAGAAAAAGGTGCAGGAGGTAATCGAACAGGCAAGCAATTATCCGAAGTGGCATGAGCAGAGTGTCAAAATCCAGAAGCAGTTTTCGGAGACCATTGCCGCCATTCAAACGGCTCAACTCAACAATCTGGAAAGCCTGAACCGTTTGGCGAAGATGATTGCCGAGAACGAAGCTACTACATGTCGGTATAGGATTTTACGCTTCAACGATGAAATCCTGCACGAGCAAAAACATACGAAAGAGCATTTCGACCAGATTCTCAATGATGTCACTCGGTACGAGAAGTTCTGCGCCGAACATCCTGAGTACGAGAACAACAAGGCTGTTCTGGCTATCGAGAACATCAAGAGAGTCTATCAGAACTGCTCCAACGAAAACACTTTCTTGTAAGGAGGATTGATAGCATGGCTTACACAAACAGCCCACTCGTGACCTACACCAAGCTCACCTCGAACCATTCCGGGCAGAGAAAGCACATCATTGACACCATCACCATTCACTGCATTGTCGGACAGTGGACGGCAAAGCAGGGGTGCGATTACTTTGCCAACACGGACAGGCAGTGTTCGGCAAACTATGTCGTGGGTAAAGACGGTTCTATCGGCCTGTCCGTTGAGGAAAAGAACCGCTCTTGGTGTTCTGGTGGCACTGACAAGTACGGGAACCCTATCCGGGTAAACGGTATCTCTGGCGCAGACAATGACCACCGGGCAATCACAATCGAGGTGGCGAGTGACACCACCCACCCCTATGCCGTGACAGACCAAGCGTACAATGCTCTGGTCAGGCTGGTTGCAGACATCTGCAAGCGCAACGGCATTAAGAAGCTCCTCTGGAAAGGGGACAAGTCCCTTGTGGGGAAAGTCAGTGAGCAGAACATGACTGTACACCGCTGGTTCGCACAGAAAGCGTGTCCCGGCGATTATCTGTACAACAGACATGCTCAGATTGCCGTAGAGGTCAACAAACTTCTCGGCAATGCTTCCGACACACCCGCACCGCCGAAGCCCCCTGCTCAGAAAACCCTCTACAGGGTGCGTAAGAGCTGGTCTGACACAAAGAGTCAGCTCGGTGCTTTCTCCGTTCTGGCAAACGCCAAGTCTCTGGTGGACAAGAACCCCGGCTACAAGGTCTTTGACGAGAGCGGTAAGGTAGTGTACGAGAAGGGCGGTACTTCCACCGCTTCTGTTCCCTATATCGTGCGTGTGACCGCCACCGACCTGTATATCCGCAGGGGTGCTGGCACGAACTACGGCACGAACGGCTTCATCAAGCCGGGTGTCTACACCATCGTTGAGGAGCAGGACGGTCAGGGTGCTACCAAGTGGGGCAAGCTGAAATCCGGGGCTGGTTGGATTTCGCTTGACTTCGTCCAGAAGCTCTAATGCCACGGCGCAGACGGAAGAAGCAGAAACCCGTTTGGGAGTTCTCCAAGAGAATTGTGGTGGCAGTGTTCGTTATCAACATCGTGGTGATTGCGTTCGCTCTCGTCATGATGTGGCGAACCTGCGACCTCTCTCCGATGGCATATCTCATTCCAGCCGTTGCCGCAGAGACCGCAACGGGGACTGGCTTCTACTACACAAAAGCAAAGGTCGAGAATCGCATTAAGCTGATGAAACAGTACAATGTCGAACCGACTGAGCAATCTTTCAATGAACAAGGAGGATTTTAACCATGATTGACCTTACTCCCATCATCACCGCAGTTCTGACCCTGATTATCTCCCTGATTTCCGCTTTCTTGATTCCCTATATCAAGGCGAAAACCACGGACGAGCAGTTCAAGACCATCAAGCTGTGGGTGCAGGTTGCCGTGCAAGCGGCAGAAATGCTCTATGTGGGCAGTGGCAGAGGTGAGGAAAAGAAGAAATATGTGCTGGATTTCCTCAACAGCAAGGGCTTCACCCTGAACACCGAGGAGATTGACAACCTCATTGAGTCCGCTGTCTTGGAGCTGAAACAGGCCGAGCAGAAGTAGTAAAAGTAGTTCAAAATCGGTTTTTGCGTAAACTTTCTCTATATATGCGCATACTAAGCAAAAGTTACACGCAAAAACCCAAGAACAACTACTTTAACTACTTCGCCAAGAACAAGAACAATAACTTCACACAACAAGAGGAGGTAGGCATAATCAGCCTACCTCCTCTATGTTCATAACAAATCCGAAGCAATGTTTGACGAAAAACAAGGTGTTCGGATTTGCACTGTTTGGTGGAG